GGACTTGGCGAGCACGACTGACGGCGACTGGACGGCTGGCGCGAAGATCGGCCGCTTGTCTGACGGCCGATTCGTCATCGCCGATATGGTGCGAATCAGAAAGGGGCCGGACGAGCGCGACGCCGCGATGCTGAATACGGCCTCGCTCGATGGCAAGTCAGTGCGCATCAGCCTGCCGCAAGATCCGGGTCAAGCCGGCAAGACACAAATTCTCTACCTCACTCGCCAATTGGCCGGGTATCGCGTTATTAGCTCGCCAGAATCCGGCGACAAGATCACGCGCGCCGAGCCTTTTGCCGCTCAAGTCAACGTCGGAAACGTGATGTTGCTGCGGGGCGAGTGGAACAAAGGTCTGATCGACGAAATGCGCATGTTTCCGAACGGCGCGAATGACGATCAGATCGACGCGCTGTCGCGCGGATTCGCTGACCTGCTGGTCAAGCGCGAAACCACGGTGACGCCGCTCCACATGTAACCGAACATCACACATGACGACAACAGTGCGCGACCCGTCCGCCGCAGTGGAAGCGATGGCCGAGAACTGGCCGATCGTCGACGCACTGCTTGGCGGCACGCCTGCCATGCGCAAGGCGAGAACGACATACCTGCCGCAATGGCCGGGTGAGACAAGCGACGCCTACAAGGCGCGCGTCGAGACGGCGACACTCTTTCCGGCGTTCCCTCGCACGGTCGAGGTGCTGGCAGGCAAGCCATTCAGCAAACCCGTCACGACGACCGAAGACGTGCCTGCGCGCATCACCGAATGGTGCGAGGACATCGACCTGCAGGGGCGCAACCTGCATGCGTTCGCCGCGGCGATCACGGAATCAGCGCTGTCGCACGGCATTCAGGGCATTCTCGTTGACTACCCGAAAGCGCAGAACGTGCGGACGAAGGCTGAAGAGCAAGCCGCAGGTATTCGCCCGTACTGGGTGCAGATTCACGCGGGCAACATTCTCGGCTGGAAGTCCAAGCGCATCAACGGCGTCGAGACGCTGACTCAGTTCCGCTTCCTCGAGCAAGTCACGGAAGACGACGGCGAATTCGGCGAGAAGGTCATCGAGCAGGTCCGTGTGCTCTATCCGGGCGCGTGGCAAGTCTGGCGCGAGTCAGAGAAGGTCGACGCCAACGGCAAGAAAGAGTGGGTGCTGCACGACGAAGGCGCGACGACACTCAAGAAGATCCCGTTCGTTCCGGTCTACGGACGGCGTACAGGCTTCATGACGGCCGTTCCGCCGCTGCTTGAGCTCGCACACATGAACGTCGAGCACTGGCAGAGCAAGAGCGATCAGCAGACGATCCTGCACGTCGCTCGCGTGCCGATCCTGTTCGGCAAGCAACTTTCTGAAGACGCGCAAATCGTTGTCGGCGCCGGTTCATTCGTCCGCTCAGATGGTGAGCATGGCGATCTGAAGTACGTCGAGCACTCTGGCGCAGCAATCGAAGCCGGCCGTCTCTCGCTGCTCGATCTCGAAGACCGCATGCGCCAGGTCGGCGCCGAACTGCTCGTCATCAAGCCAGGCAAGACGACCGTCGCTCAGACGGTGGCGGAGAACGAAGCCGGTATGTGCGCGCTGCAACGCCTCGCTGAAGACGTAGAGGACGCTCTGGACATGGCGTTGCTCTTAACCGCGGAATGGGTGGGCGAGCAGAACGCCGGCAACGTGCAGCTATTCAAGGATTTCGGCGTCGCAACGCTGGCAGAGGCATCGCTCGAATTGCTGCGCGACATGAACGTCGACGGCACGTTCTCCGACGAGTCGCTATTCAACGAAGCGCAACGCCGCGGCGTCATATCGCCTGAACGCACATGGGAAGACGAGAAGAAGCGCATCGCGCAGAACGCAGTCAAGCCCGGCACGGTCGCTATCGCAGACTGACGCCACAAGTTTTCAGCATCAAACGAAGCCGCCTATCCGGGCGGCTTTTTCTTTGCCGGTTCCTCGGATGAGGGTCGGTGCAAATCACGGCCGGATGGCCTAACAGCTCGGGTTGGATGACCTATGAAACTCAAACTGAACGATGACGGATTCGCGGTAGTGCAAGACGGCAAGCCGGTCTATGTGCATGACGATGGCCGGGAAGTGGCCTTCGACGCCGTGGGCACGGTCTCGACGATCTCTCGACTGAACTCCGAAGCCAAGACGAATCGCGAACGCGCAGAAGCCGCAGAGAAAGCCGCAAAGGCATTCGAAGGCATCACCGACGCAGAAGCCGCACGCAAGGCGCTCGCCACAGTCGCCAATCTCGACGCGAAGAAGCTTGTCGACGCTGGCGAAGTGGACAAGATCCGCGCCGAAGCGATCAAGGCCGTCGAAGACAAGTACTCGCCGGTCGTTGCGGAGCGCGACAGCCTGCTCAAGTCGCTCGTCGACGAGAAGGTTGGCGGCAGCTTCGCCCGCTCGAAGATGATCGCCGACAAGCTCGCAATTCCCGCCGATCTCGTGCAGGCGCGCTTCGGTGACGCCTTCAAGGTCGAGGGCAGCGACGTCGTGGCCTACGACAAGTCGGGCAACAAGCTCTTCAGCCGCAGCAATCCGGGCGAAGTCGCCAAGTTCGACGAAGCGCTCGAAATCCTCATCGATCAGTACCCGTATCGCGATTCGATCCTCAAGAGCACCGGCGCATCTGGCGGCGGCGCAACGGGCGGATCGGGTGGCGGCTCTGGCAGCAAAACCATCACTCGCGCGGCTTACGACGCTCTGGACCCATTCAAGCAGGCCCAGACGATTCGTGGCGGCGTGAAGATCGCCGACTAAATTTAGGAGCCTTCTTTGGCTAACACGCTCTCGAATCTTATCCCCGACCTGTATGCATCGCTCGACGTCGTGTCGCGCGAACTGGTCGGCTTCATCCCCGCTGTCACGCTCGATGCGCAAGTCGCGCGCGCAGCACTCAACGAGAACGTCCGCTCGTTCGTCGCTCCGGCATCGACCGCAGAAGACGTGACGCCGGGCCAACTTCCGCCCGACGACGGTGACCAGAACATCGGGAACCAAGTGATCACCATCTCGAAGTCGCGGATGGTGCCGTTCCGCTGGACCGGTGAAGAACAGAAGGGCGTGAATCACGGCGCCGGCTACGCGGCCATCCGCACGAACCAGATCACGCAGGCGATGCGTACGCTGGTCAACGAGATGGAATCCGACATCGGCTCGCTCGTGTATCAAGCGTCGCGCGCAACCGGCACCGCAGGCACCACGCCGTTCGCATCGGACCTCAGTGCCACCGCGCAAGCTCGCAAGATCCTGTCGGACAACGGCGCGCCGCTCAGCGATCTCCAGTGCGTGATCGACACGACCGCAGGTGCGAACCTGCGCACGCTCGCACAGTTGACGAAGGCGAACGAAGCCGGCACGACCGAGCTGCGCGCACAAGGAACGCTGCTCGAACTGCATGGCTTCCAAGTTCGCGAGTCGGCTGGCGTCGCGGTTCATACCGCTGGCACCGGCGCGAGCTACGTGCTGAACGGTGCGCACGCCAAGGGCGCGACGACCATCAACGTGCAGACCGGCTCCGGCACGGTCGTCGCCGGTGACGTCGTGACGTTCAACGGCGATACGCGCAAGTACGTCGTGACGTCGGCTCTGTCGGCTGGCTCGTTCACGATCGCCGCGCCTGGCCTGCAGCAAGCGCTGCTCACCGGCGCAGCTGTGACCGTTGGCGCAGCCTACACCGGCAACGCGTTCTTCTCGCGTAACGCCTTCGTGCTCGCGACCCGCCTGCCGGCGCTGCCGGAAGAAGGCGATGCGGCCGTCGATCGCACGACCATTGTCGACGAGCGTTCGGGCCTCGCGTTCGAAGTGTCGATGTACGCGCAATACCGCCGTATCCGCTACGAAATCGCGCTTGCCTGGGGCAAGGCGAACATCAAGAGCGAGCACAGCGGCATCCTGCTCGGCTAAGAGCGCTGAAGCGGCCTGTCAGAAGCGGCAAATCCGGCTGACAGGCCGTTTTTCATTGGAGAACGCATGGCACGACCCAAGAAAGAAGCAGAAACGCCGCAAAACGACGGTGAAATCGCATACGTCACGATGACGCGCGACGCTGAGCTCTATCCAGAGCCGCACACCGCGCAAGTCCATCCCGACGAAGTGGAAAACTACCGCCCCGGCGGCTGGGAGATTGCATAAATGCTGACCGCTCAGCAGATGGCCGACATTCGGCGCTTCGCCGGTTATCCGATGCTGGGCGATACGGTGGCCGATGACTCGCGCGACTTCGCATACGGCTGGGTTTCGCCCGGCGTGTGGCAGACGATGCAGCACCGGCTCACCAATATGCGGCCAGAAGAGGAAAGCATCCTCATCACCACGTATCTGACGCCGCTTTACTCGCTCGAGACTGCTGTCGTTGGCGCTGGAGACAACCTGGACACCGACCAGGCTGCCGTGTGGACTAGAAACAAGACGGAAGTCTCCGATCGCACGAAGCTTTTCGACGGTTGGCGGCGCCGCATGTGCCAATTCATCGGCGTACCGCCAGGCCCGTACCTCGGCAATGGCGGCGGCACGATCATCCGGGGGTAGCGGATGGACGGGACCAAAGCACAAGCCAAGGTGTACCGCGGCTATTCGATAGCCGCATCCAAGATCGGCACCGCATACACGCAATATCGCCCCGTATCTGCCGATCTAACCGGCCTCGCGCCAATCTCGACGTCACTGCTCGCAAGCTTCAACTCTGAAGACATGACGTACAGCAGGCCGAACAAGTACGCCAAGCCGACTTGGTACGCGCTGGTCGACGGCACGCAGACGCAAGTCGGCGATTACCTGATCGGCGCGGCCGGCACGTTCTTCATCGCAGCGCAACAGCCGCTTCTGCCGATCCTCGCGGTGGAATGCAATCGCGTGCTGTCGTTCGCGCGACCGCAGACGCAGGCGCAGTTCGGCGCGGTGACGAATTACGAGGGCAACACGCCTGATACGCAGACGCCGCTTGCTGCTGGCTGGCACGCATCGGTGCTGCAAGGCACGAAGGGCGAGAAAAACGACGTCGGCTTGCCGGGTGACGTGCGAAACGCATGGTGGGCGATCCTGCTGCCGGCGATTCCGGGTGTGATCCTGCAATCTGGCGACCTTGTGACAGACGACATCGACCGTCGATACGTGCTCTCAAGCGTTGAGCTTACGGATCTGGGGTATCGGTGCACCGCACAGCAGGCGCAGACATAACATGGCCGACATAAGCGAAGTGCAGACGACGCTCGTCGGCATTATTGCCGGCGCGCTCTATCCGAATGGAACAGGGCAAGCGTCAGCAGTCGGCGCACAGTGCCGCGTCGGCTCTGGATGGCCCACGAATGCGCAGCTTGACCCCGATCTGGCGCATGGCATCGTCAACGTGTCGGTCTATCCGACGTCGATCGAGCGCAAGACATCGCGCTACATGCCGCACTGGCAGGAAATCAACCGATTCCCGCCGACTGTGACGCTCACGAGCGATATCGACGGGTCGATAACGGTAGGCGGCACGATCTCGGCGCCATTTCACGCGCAGAACACGGCCGTACTGATCGGCGGCCATGCGTACACGTATGCCGTGCAGGCAAGCGACACGCTCGCAACAGTCGCCAGTGCGCTCGCCGCGCTGATTGCCGTGCAATATCCGGGCGCGAGCTCGACGGGCGCAGTCATCACGCTGCCCGTTGGCACGCCGCAGCCAACGCTA